CACTTAGATAATTTGACAACAACTTATGAATTTCTTTTGAATCATTTGTTACTATTTTTACGTCAGGATGCCGCAAATTCCATTTGTCTCTTAATTTAAATAGTGACGTATCTGTGTAACATGTATAGTTTTTGATTTCTTTCTTATCTTTTGGACTGCAGTTAACTTTATTCAATTCTATTGGCGTATTTTTTAAATTATGACTGTGACTATGCGAATTGCGCGTATTGCGAATACTTTTATTCTTCTCCTTTCCTTTCCCCTTTTGATATTTTTTTTTATTCAATTTTTTAGTCTTATTGTTGTTATATTTTTTAATTCGCATCTTATTTTATAATGATATTTTCTTTTTTTGAAATTCCTTGAATTCCTTGAATTGATTGAATTCCTTTCATTCTTAAAGTAGGTTCTTTTAAATCTATTTCTTTTATTTTTGGTAATATGATTTCTTCGGGTTTTTTTGTTGTTGTTATTTTTACAAACTTTTCTAAACCGTTAGGCATCTTTATTGAACGCATAAATAACTTATCTTTTTCTTTATCATAATAATTATTATTGTTCATATTTAAATCATCATGGTTATCTAATTCCGCGTTAAAATCTTTGTATTGCTCTTGTATAATATCATTGTTGTCTATTATTTTAAAATATTGTATACACGTTTTGACATAATTATCAAAACTAAACTTAATATCGGGGTTTATTTCATTGTAATTATCGTCTTTTTTTAAAAGCAATTCTCGCGTTAAATTTAATATTCGTTTTCTGTAAAACTTCTTGTCTTTTTTATTTATATTTTTTGACTGTTTGAAATTATGTTGCATTTTTTCATAAATTTCTTTATTTAATAAACAATCTAAAGTTATTTGATGCATTATATTTTCTGACATTATATAATAATGAATAAAATTATTGTATAGTATTGTGATTTATTTTTTGGTATGTTTACGCTTTTTGGTTGTTGTTCTTTTTCCTTTTTTGTTTGACTTTTTTCCTTTTCTAGATTTTCTGGTTTTTCTGGTTTTCCTTGTTTTACCTATTTTTCGCGTTTTTCTTCTACGTCTTCCACCAGAGGTGTTTGTTCTATTATTTTCGTAATCATCCTCTTCTTTGTCTTCTTCGCTTTCTTTACGTATTTTTTCAAGTGCTTCATCTATGTCTAATACAACTGGTGAAAAATTATAACTATTTTCCCGTATATGATAATCATCATAACATGATGTTGACCCATTTTCAACTAAAAGCCTTATTAATTCTTCATAGTCTTCATTACTATAACGATTACCATAAAAACGAACGAAATCCAGCCATTTTAATGGACACCAGTTATATGTGTTATCTCTTTGATTTGCAACTTCACCATGTTGTATTACACTTCTAACTTCATTAATATTTCCTCTAATTATAGCATTTATAAGAGGGGTATAATTTCCATTTAAAGCATTATTTATTCTCTCGTTTTCTGTTAGTGAAGACTTGCCTCCTTTCATATTATTATATGTATATAATAAAAATATAAAGAATTTATGCTAAATCTTTCACTTGCGCTCTGGTCGGGTTTGAAAACATGTATGTACCAACTACATTAGGATTAGGATTAGGATTAAAACTATCAAAGTTGTCTTCTTTGAACAATAAGTTGTGTTGGTTATAATTATTACCTTCACTCATATTTGGTTTGAATGAATATGTATATAAATCACTATTACTGGTTGGAACGTAGACAGCCTGACTACACTTTTGTAACGCATATATTTGATTTCTTAATTCAGATTCTGTATTTATATTAGATGCAAATCCTGACCATGATGATTGTGTATTTCCTGGATTAAATACTGTGTGAGGATTGAATGTAGGATATTGATACATTCTTACATCAACTTCTTTTCTTGGGTCAACGATTGGTAAATAAGAATACTTTGTCATAACAGGTCTAACATCTACATACTGTTGTAGCATTTGGGAAGGAACGTTTCTATCATAAATTCTTCTATTTGTAGTATTGTGAATTTCAGATACACATTCACTTTTCATACTATTACTATTAACATTGTTATTATAATTCATTTAATTACTATACACTATGATATTATTTTTATTTTATTAATTTATTAAATTATATAAAGATTTGTATTGATAATATTACAACTACATCTATAATTATTAATAATGTGTGGTATATTTTGTATCTTAAATGGTGAAAAAAACAACGAGCAATTTTACAAAGAACAATTTATCAAGGGTGTTAATAGAGGTCCAGAAGATTCTAAATTTATTTCTTTCCACAAAATATTTTTGGGTTTTCATAGATTAGCAATCAACGGAATTGATGAAATTTCTAATCAACCTTTTAACATAAATAACATTGTATTAATATGTAACGGTGAAATATACAACTACAAATATTTATATCAATTGATGGGAGTAACCCCAACAACAAATTCCGATTGTGAAGTCATCATTCATTTATATCTAAAATATGGAATGGCCCAAACATTGCAAATGTTAGATGGCGTTTTTTCTTTTGTTTTGTATGATTTACGTCTAGAAAACGATTTAGATAATTTTATCTATTTTGCTAGAGATCCGTATGGTGTTAGACCACTGTATTTATTAAAAAGTAATTATACAATTGGTTGCGCATCTGAATTGAAATGTTTAAACGAATTTTTGAAAATAGATAAAAAAAACAATTCTATTAACAATTTTACTATTGAGCAATTTGAACCAGGCACTTTTACTAGTTATAAATTATCCAGTTTAGCGTGCTCAAAATGGAAGATTTTAAAAGAAAATCAACGTTACAATACACCATGTTTCCCATATAATTTAAATTATTATAATTCATATATGGATTCTACAATTGAAACTGAAAATTATGAGAAAAATATTGTTAAATATTTATGCGATGCGGTCAAAAAGCGGTGTTTAAATACAGAGCGACCTATTGCGTGCTTGTTATCGGGCGGCTTAGATAGTAGCTTAATAACAGCTCTTATTAATCATTTTTACAAAATGGAATTTGGACTAGATAAAACAATTGAAACATATAGCATTGGGTTGAAAGATTCGGAAGATCTTAAATATGCTAAAATTGTTGCCGATTATCTAGGAACAAACCATACCGAAATTATATTGACTGAAAAAGAGATGTTTGATGTTATTCCTCAAGTTATTTATGCGATTGAAAGTTATGATACAACCAGCGTTAGAGCAAGTATTGGAAATTATTTATTAGGAAAATACATTTCTAAAAATAGTGATGCAAAGGTCATTTTCAATGGAGACGGTTCAGATGAATTGAGTGGTGGTTATTTATATATGAAAAATTGTCCAGATTGTATTGAGTTTGATTGTGAAACACGACGTTTGTTGAGCGATATTCATTTATTTGATGTTTTGAGATCGGATAAATGCATATCTTCGCATGGATTAGAACCGCGAACCCCCTTTTTGGATAAAACATTTGTAAATTATTATTTATCTATTCCACAAAAAGAACGCTTTGATAAAAATAAAATTATTGAAAAATATTTTATTAGAAATAGTTTTACATATGAAAATTTTCAAGATGTATATGGAAAGCAATTGTTACCTGATGAGATATTATGGAGACGTAAAGAGGCATTTAGTGATGGTGTAAGTGGCAAAGGACGGTCTTTATACGTTATTTTGCAAGAGTTCATATCAACTACATTAAAATTAGAACATTATTATGAAGAAAATATAATTGATAAATATCCAATTAGCATAGAAACCGAAAAATTATATTATAAAAGATTATTTGATTCTTATTATCCACATTGTGAGAAAATAGTACCTTATTTTTGGATGCCGCGTTACAGTAATGCAAGTGATCCTAGTGCTAGAACTTTGGAGATATATGACGATGATAGTTCTAACAACACGACCCATCCAGCGAAAATAAACTCTATTTATTATGTAGCTTAATTTGCTTAGTTTTGTTTTGAAAAAAATTGAAAAATTGAAAAATTGAAAAATTGAAAAATTGAAAAATTAAAAAATTAAAAACTCTATTATTATATAAGATTACATAAATTTATATGATAATTTCAAAACAAGCAATTCACGGATACCAAGAATTATTTTTTGATGGGTTTATTACATTAACATATATATTAATATTTTTATATGCGTTTGGCATTTCTGCTATGGCAAAAAAACATTTAGACATAATTGATAATTATGTGCGAATTTATATTTGTTTATTTTTGATATACAGATTTAATCCTTTTAGAACAAAATATGAATTTACTAGTTTAGACAGAAAAATTGCATTTAGCGCAGGTTTATTTATTTTTACTACTACCGTTTTTGGATTTGTATTTTTTTAGACGATTATCATTTGTTGCTAAAAAAAATCATGTAAATGCAACATTATTTTTTTACTTAAAATTTTATCTATTTCGTAATCGTCTGTATGTTTTGGAA